CCCACTGCTACTGTCAACGGTTCAACTCTATCTGGTCTAGGGTTTTTTATGGCTTGAGCATCTGAAAACTTACGTCTAGGTTCTAACTGCGGGTGCTTTCTTTCAAACTCATCGAACCCTACCAACATTCCTGTCCACTCTTTTTTCATCCTATGTAGTGGATAACGAAAACCAGAACGATCTGATATTCCAAAAGCTTTTTTACCAACAGCGTACTTTGACATTAGTTAACCCTATAATACTCTAAGCTTGGTGCAACATTAAAAGATGCTCTATCTCTGTCCTCTGTCATAGCTCTTTCAAACTCTTCCTCGTATATTGCTTTTAAAAACTGTGTCCTATTAGGTGCTTTCTTAATAGAAATATAATAAGCTAATCCTGCTGCCAAACATGGATAAAATCTAAAAGGCACTTCCATGGTATTTTTAAAAGTATCCGCATCATCTATCCTGACCAATCGGTCAAAGATAAGTTGATCGGTGCTGTTTTCAGGAGTTGTCCAAACTTTTAAAATAGGAGTTATTTGTCTATCAAGAAAAAACTGTGAAGGTCTGCCTGTACTTGTTTTATTTGGAATATTTAGATACTCATCCCTACTTAATCTTTCAATACCATAATCTGTATTATCTCGTCTTACAACAACAGATAAAATATCAATCGTATCTGCATCTAGCGTATAGTCTGCTGTGCCTGATATACATGTTACGGTGGTTTGTTTGATTGTCCACTGATTTAGTCCTCGATTTGCCCAATCAGCTAACAATAGGTTTAGTGAGCGTTTCGCTGTTTTTAAATCATAACCAGTGCGTACTTCAACCCCACATCTTTCAAAAGCTTCTTCGATGTAGTCTGAAACATCTAGTTCAAAGTTTTTTGATCCTGAAGTTGCCATGGTTTACGCCATATTCTTTTTAGTTTTTTTCTTTGCTAACATTTTAAAATCTTGCTTATCTATTTTTCCGTTTTTATTAGCGTCTAACTTTTTTTGATTACCTGATAAAGAGATATCACCACCCATTTTCATCTTCTTGACCATACCTCCGCCACGAAGTTTTTTAACCATACCTCCGCCACGCATTTTCTTAACTGGACCACCTGCACGCATTTTTTTAACAGCACCACCTGCTTTCATTTTCTTCATCATGCCACCACCACGCATTTTTTTAACCATACCGCCACCACGCATTTTTTTGACAGCACCACCTGACTTCATCATAGCCATTGTTTTACGAGGACTCATTGCCATTTTTTAATCTCCTATAAAATAATTCACGTTTTTGATAAATTTCATCACTATTATATTCATCTTTATAACAGTCATAATACCCTAATTTCTTAATTTTTTCTGCTGATTCTTGTAATTTTGTTAGTCTTTGAACAAAAATAAGACCATATTCTTCCTCAACTAAAGGTTCAAAACTTTCCCCTTCTAAATTATCATTGTCATCCCCCTCTGGGTGAAAACCCATTAACCATATATCTTTATCAATAAAAAACCCTTGGGATATGGCATCATTTAGTTGTTCTATATATTCGTGGAATTTTTCATACTCATCATACGCAGTATCTACTAAAATAACTAAATCATACCTATCATCAAAAGTAGAAATAAGACTGTATAAAGACTGATAATCTTTGTCATGCTTGAAAACAATTCCTACTTTGTCTTTATCCCATGCAGCTTGTGCATAAGGACATGCAGGAAGATTATTAAACGCTTTGTTCTTTTTTTCTAAAACATTTGCTGACCATCTACGAATCTCAGTCTCAATAAGCTTTTCTTGGGGTGTTCCAAAAGGTACGGCTGTCATAAGTATTTCGTCCTTTTTCTTCTGTCGTCCATTACAGCACCACACCCTTTATTCATTCTAGCCACATAACCACCTACACTTAATTTTCTTACTTTAGCTTTTGGAGTATTAGCTACAACAGTTTTACCTTTACTGCCTTCACGTTTCTTTTTCTTTGCAGTAGACGCTCTTTCACTTTTGCTTAAACTTTGAGCCTTTGCTCTAGGTAGACAACGGTCTGGATTCTTTTTATCTTTGGAAGTACCACATTTGCCTTTGATATTTCCACTACTATCTATTCTTACCCAATCTTCTTTAAGCCATTGCTTAAGCTGACCCACGCTTTTTCCTTTTGCTTTTCTTAGCATAATTTGGGTCTTTACAATACTTTGATGCAGCTAGGTTTGCATAGGCTGATGGGTAAGTATCAAAAGTTCTTTTTGCCCAAGCTTTTCCAGAAGGACATATTTTACCTTTTGATTTTGTCTTTGATCTTACTGCACCACCATTGCCTAATTTAACAACACACTTCATAATAGTCTTCCTAATATTTCTAAAATTGTAGTTGTATGAGGAGTCATAAATAATATAACAATAACCGCAACCCACCCACCATTATTGACTTTTTTATCGAGTTTATCAAAACGTGAATCTAGCTTTTCCAAGGTAGCTTGAATCTGTTCATACCTCTTGTCGCAAGATGCTTCATGTTTTTCTAACTGTCTTAAAACTTCTTCAGGGGTCATATTATCACCATTTTACTGTATTAGCCCAATAAGCTCTAGACATTTTACCTTTTTTGATATTAGGACCATGTCTTGCTACAAAAGACTTACGTTTAGCCGTCATACGCTTGGATTCACCTTTTTTACGTTTACCCGCAGTACCTGATAATGTTCCAACTTTTTTACCTTGTTGACCAAAACGAAGAATCTTTTCCTTACCACCTTCACAAGCTTTTACAATATGTGATTTTTTAGGGTGTGAAGGGGTACGCCTTGGTTTGTTACAAGGCATACTCTTTTTATTTACTTTTTTTGCCACTTAATCAAGCAAAAAATACAGTAACACCATCACAAGCAGTTAAATCTAAATATACGTCTGTCTCAAACAATATTCCGTTTTCAGGAATATTTAACGAATGTACATCGCTTGTGGTGTAAGTTAAGGATAGCTTTGTTGTGCCACCAGAACCTCCATCTTTTAAAACTACTGCAGGGGAACCAGAGCCAGAAGTATGTACTACTAACTGTTTTACTCTAGCCCTACCACCAAAAATAGTTCCGTCAGAAGTTCTAGTTACGGCAATTACATCAGATAATGCCATGAGTTACTCCTTATGCAGTTGGTGAATCGGAACTAAGACCGAAAAATTTGAGTGCAACAACGCCACCAGCACCCGCTGTGCCAGAGATTACAACTTCAACTTCATCGGCTGTTTCTGTAGCAGCAGTAGTTGTGCCACCAGACATTCCTAAAACTCCATTACATGGGAAAAAACCTTTAAATCCTGTGCTGTTAATTGCAACAGTAATACCATCAACATAGCCATCAGTATCCGCATCAGTGCCAATATCAACTAGGTTTACCGCATTAGCTGCAGCACTTGTTACAGTAATAGCAACTCCCATTGGTATAAAATTAGAAGGTATACCGATAGAAGACTCTTTGTGATCTGTACCTGAAGCAGCAATAGTAATGCTTGTTGAGTAAGTAGACAAAGTCATATCATTAGTTAATCCACCTGTAGTTGAATTTTTAATGATAGTTTTAAATCCATTTTCAGAACGAACTGGACCATTAAATGTAGTGTTAGCCATCATATTTCCTTTTGTAGAAGGTTTACCTTTGTTATCTCTACAACGTCTGCTAGGTCAGTTAACAAAGAAAAAAAATCCTAGAAAATAGGGGGTTTTTACACCCCCTGATTTGGTTATGCTCCAGCAGTACCAAAAACTGCTCTCCAGTCAGATACACCAAAACTGTATCTTTCTCTAGCTTTAAACCTCATGTTTCCTGTATCAAAATCGCCTTCCATAGCAGTTCTGATAGGAGTTCTTTGGAATAATTTAAAGCCGTTAGGAGCGTCAGTTTTAATGAAGTAAGCATCTGTGTCAGTCAAGAAGTGGTTTACAACCGCTCCGTCAGGTAACATACCCATTGACTTCATAGCGTTTACGTCATTGTCTGCTGTTCCCGGTCTTAGAGTAGAGTTTAAAACTCTTTCTGCAATAAATTGCAACTCTTTAGGAACAATTAATTTTGTTCCTCTAACCGCAATCTTTAGACCTCTTTCGTCTGTAAGACCAGCAATATCAATCAACATTTGCTCAAGTGAAGTTTCATTCAAATCAGCAGCAGTAGATAATTGATTTCTTTGGTTACCAGACAAAGAAGGGTGAGCAGATGAACAAAGAGCAGCACCGTCCCCAACAGGGAAAGTAGTATCAAACGCATTGTTTAAAATTGCTGCAGCTTTAATCTGCTTTGTTTGTGACATTGAACGAGCAAGGGCTTTTGTATATCTAGACGCAAGTCTGTCATACAAGTTATCCTCAATTGCTTCTTCAGTGATACTGAAAGCTAATGCAATTGTCTCGTGTGTATATCTAGAGGTGTAAGTTTCTTGTGCATCGTCAAAAGATATAGCACCACCTTCACCTTTAACAGGTGCGGTACTAAATCCAGAAAGCATTACCTCTTCCTCGAAAGCACGGTCTGAAGACTCTTCATCAAAGATTTCAGCGTGTTCGTTATCGTAGCGATCGTACTCAAGTCCAAATAAGGCATTTAGACCCGGCTCCAGCTCTTTCGCTAATTGTGCTCTTGAAATAGCCATAGTTTATCCTTTCCTAAATACCAGTTGAATCTGCTGTAGTCTGTGAATCAGAACTAGAAGCAGGTGAATTAAAGTGGAAGTTAAATCGTACTACAAAGTTAACACCCGCTGCGTCATAGTCAAGATTAGCTATATCTGTAGTTAATCCGACAATTCTCATAGCAAGAGTTGCTGTTGTAGCAGCTGTACTAATATCTAATTGTCCAGTAGAACGACCATTATCTGTAGAACCAGAAGTGGCTGTAGCTAAAGAACAGTTAGAAAATACGTCAGCTAGTGCTGTTGCTCTGTTTGTAACAGACTCATCAGCAGCTACCATATATAACTGATTAGGGTTGTCAGAAACAAAAGCTTTGACAGGAAAATTTGTGTCAACGCTTACGTTATTAGACCCCGGCCAATAATTTTTGAAAACAGTCTTCTTAGAAGCTGAATCCACATACTCAACGCCCATTAGGACACCTAAAAATGGAACAGTACCACCGTTTGCATTACCAACAATATCAATCACACCTGCCGCTAAAGGTATTACAGGTGAATACTGATAAATAGCATTTGTATTGTCGTTTGCAATTTCATACTGAGTCACCCCAGTTGAATTTGTTGCACTGCCATTTAGACCTATTGGACGAAGACCAAAAGATGTATCTTGATTTGCCATTTAAATCTTCTCCATAAATAAATTAATCTTTTCGAGCACCCCCAAAGGTAACTCGACTCTGACGGTCAGGTTTACTGATCGTCATGGTTGAATGTGCATTTTCTCTCATCATATCTTGGTCAACAGCGTTTTGTTGGTCTGTATTTCGTTGTGCAAAATAATCAGTCCTTTCTTTCACTGTATCTAAAGGTATACGAGCTAAAACTAGTCCGCCAACACCGAAAACCCCTTCAAATTTCCCTGAATCAATTACTGGAGCTTCAAAATCTGGATACTCATCTCTTCGAACAAGTTCATAACCTTCTCGAATTCTTGCAGAAATATTTTTGCGGTCATCAAAACCTCTTACTTCTGCTCGTATCCAACGATGTTTAAAACCCTCTGGTGCAGGGGGAGCATCCAACATAGATGGTGGAGCCCATGGTTTTCTTTTGGCTGTCTTTTCTCTAGAAGAATTCGTTCTAGGAGATCGTGCTATCCCTTCAAATTTTTTTGTATCTGTCTTTGTTGTCATATCATATCTCCTTAATTTCTAACGTATTTTGCGTATTCTTCTAACGGCACACCCAACTTTTTGGCTATTTGCACTTGGCTAGGGGTGAGTCTAACCTTTCGATTGCGTCCATTAGACGTTGGTGCAGTCGATGAACGAGAAACTCCCGCCACAGACTGAGTAACTTTTCTAGGTGATGTCTCGCTTTCGACATTACCCTCAAATTCTCTTGGAAACCTATCTTTAAGTCTCCTATCCAACTCATTATAGTATTCATCGGACTTGCCGTCAAATCCTTCGTCCTCAATTAATCTTTTATGAATACCAAAAGCAGCATAAGTCATTGCTTCATCTTGACCAAACCACTTATTCCTAGATGCCCAATCTTCAGCTTTTGGGTCAGCTTTTTTAGGAGCTTGTTGCTGTTGAGTTTGAGGTTGTTGATAAGTAGGTTGCTGTTCTTCTTGTTGCTTTTCCTGCTCTTCTCTTTGTTGTTGAGCAACTTTAGCTTGATCGTATCTATCCTTAGCCACGGCAAGTTGAGTAAGTCTTTGTTGAGCAGAAACAGTAGCGTCCGCATCTCCAAGCTCTACAGCTCTTTTGAGATCAGCTTCAACTTGTTTTTGCTCTACTTCTAAACGACCACCGTATTCGGTCATATAACCTTGGTCTAAACTTTTGAGCCTTTGTTTGATTTGACTCGATTCGTCTTGGACTTGTTGAGCGTAACGTATCGCTTCTTCCCTCTGCCTTTCAGCTTCACGCATTTTTTTCGTAAGCTTATTAATGCGATTCTGAACAGAGTCCGTATACTGATCGTGCTCATCTTTCTTTTGAGGTTTTTCCACCTCAACTTCAGGTTTCTCTTTAGTCTGCGACTCAATCTTGGTAGTTTTTTTAGATGTCTTCTCATCTTCCTTAACTTCAACTTCAGTGTCTTCATTTGTTTCCAATTCCAACTCTACTTGTTTATCGTCTGTCTGTATTTCTGCCATTTTCTATCCTCTAAAAGCTAACAATATCATCAGGGTTTTTAATTGACGCTAAAACCTCATCATCATTTAATAATCTAACTTCCCCACCATCTATACGGAATCTAGAACCTGCGTATCGAGGAAAGATAATCCAATCTTTTTCTTTACACCATCCTCCGTTGGGAAATTTTTCTTCGTCTTTATAAGCTAAGTTTCCTAGCTTTAAAACATAACCAACCACAGTTTGTATCTGTGTATCATCTAAAACTTGTGTTGGAATATGTAAACCACCTTCTGTCATGGCTTTACCTCTGTAAGGTAATACCAAGATACGCCATCCAGTTGGACTAGGCATACGCTCTAAAAGACTATCGGTAACTTCAGAAGGGTCTAGAACGACTTCTTCTTTAGGTTTATATAGGGGTGTTACGTTCTCTTTTTTATCAGTCATCAAATTGCTCCTGTTTATCCAGCAGGCTCGAGAGTTCCTGCGAAAGGTAATTTAATGCAGTAAGTTCACCCATAAGTTCCCTATACTGCTCCATGTTTTTGACTCCATTGTGTTCTAATACATCTAAAACACTACTTCGTCTTTCTTTTATCTTCTTTTGCACAAACTGTACAAAGTCAATTTCGCTCATATCAGAGTATTCTTACAATAAAAGATAAAAGAATACCATATCTTATACTAAATTGGAATTTATTTCAAAGTGTGGACCATCAATAAATGGTCTTTTACCTTCTTTTCTCCTTGTATCAATATAATCGTTCATTGCTTCTTCCATAGTACCTTTCCAATCAGCAATGTTTCTAATATGCCAAGATGCTCCCCAAACAATCGGTACACCATATTCAATGGCTCCTTGTTTCATTGCATCAGCAATATCATCATAAACTTTTAGTTCCCAACATCCTCTTCCACCAACATATGCCATCAGATCAACAGCTAAACCTTTTAAATGTTTACTGTTCATTGTTTTTGATGCACCTGCGGCTACAAGCTCTTTTTGTTTTTCTAATGTTCTAATACCTTCAATAACCCCAAAATCTACTTTAGTAACACCTATAGCATACTTTACAACTTTAATTAAATCTGGGTCTACACTATCTAATCGATCTAATGATCGTTGTGATAATTTAAAACTCATTTAGTTAATCCTTTGTTTTTTTCAAAAGTTCTTAATCCACCTAATCCTAGCATACCTAACAATACAGTCATCAAACTATCCATATCAAACTTAGGTAATTGATCTACCGTAAATGTTTCTGTTGGAAAATTTGCTAGAATAAAAACAACAATAGGGTAAAGAATAAAATGATAAGCTAACGCCACACCACATACCCAACCAATAAATGGTCTCCATCCTGCAACAAAAATACTGCGATGCTGTGCTTCTGCTTTATTGACATCTACTTGTGCCATGTTGCTCTCATGGGCATGTTTTTGTGCCATTGTAGCAATATCATGGGCTAATTGATTCTTTTGGTCTTTATCTTCGATAAATTTATCCAACAATCCTGCCACGGGACCGATCAAACTTTTTAACATGTTGTCTCCTAGAAAAAGGGTAAGAATCCACCTATACCTGAACTAAAAGAACCCTGAAATGGATAACCATAAACAGGTGGCATATAGCGATTCATCATTTGTTGTTGATAGTATTGGTTTTCTTTAGGTAAATACATTTGTGGGTAGTTACCATAAAATGAGGGCTGTTGAGTATTCTCTTGATTAAATACTCCTGTTTGTAAACTACCTAACTTATCTAATCGGTTAGTTAGTCCAGAAAACTTATCTTCCAACGAACCCAACCTTTGTTCCATTGTTTGTTGTGGTTGTGGCATTTGTGGCTGTGCCATCATCGGTTGATTTACCGTTGGCATCTGCATGGGCATACTAAATTGTGGTGCTAAATCCATTATCGTGACCTACTCATATACGCTGTTGCTCCAAAGTAAAAACCTACAATGGATGCTTGTCCTAAATAAAATAATCCTAATAAATCAGCTAATGCTGATACTCTTGTTTCTGACACAAGAGGTAAAAATAACAAAAGAGTAAAGGCAATCATACTACCAATAGCTGTCCAAGACATCTGTTTTTGAGCGTGGCTTTTTTCTTCTCTTAACTCAAGCTCTATCATTTCTTTTGACTTTGCTATTTCTGCATCGTCTACTGTGCCATCGTGATTTAAATCAAACTCATTGTAGCG